ATCGAGCACCTCACGGGGTTCGTCCGAACCTACAGGCGAGGCGATGAGATCCCTCAAGTCATCCTCGACATCGAAGGGCCCATCGGAAGCTCCCTCTCCTACCGGCTCAACCCCATGGCTGAGGACTTGGTCGCCCGTCGCCCCTACGAGGGGTTCCGAGTCTTCGGTGTGAAAGCGTCAGCCGCTGCCCGGCGTCAGCCGCTCATCTACGACAGGATCCGTGAGGAGCTGTTCGCGAACCTGCAGAACTGGTTGCGGACGGGCGGCATCACGAAAGACGTACGCCTCGAGGTCGAGCTTCACACACCGACCTGGGAGACCCTCACGAAGGGCACCCTGAAGCTCATGTCGAAGGACGACATCAGGGCCAAGATCGGCCGGTCCCCTGACCGAGCAGATGCCTTGGCCCTCGCCGTGTGGTCCCCGGCTCCGTGGCTCGAGGTCGTGTCTGCCGGTGCTGACCGGGAGGGTGGGTTCACCAGGCGGCCCACGGTTGTCGATGACGCCTACGCGCGTAGGGATGCCTTCGATCCCTACGCTTTCGCGGAAGCAGCCATCCGAGGCCCTCACCGCTAAAGCCCTTGTCCTGACGCCTCTTTCGAGATGGGCTGGGCCTCGCAGATTTCCGATCGCATCAAGTCCATGATGGGCTTCACAATCTACCAGGCCATGGGGCCTGGTCCCGGTCTCGCCATCGACGATCCCAGCGTCGAGATGATCCGGCGCGCGGTCGGTGGTGAGGTACAGCCGATCCCCATCACGCAGACCCGGTGGTACCTACGGGATCTCGAGAACGCGACGGCCGAGGCGGACTCGGGGAACCTGTGGCGCGCGGGTCAGCTCTACAGGTCCGTTCGGCGAGACGGTGTCCTCCGAGGACTCATCGCTGCCTCGACCGATGGGATCGTCCGCCTCCCCAAACGTTTCTACGGGTCGAACCCTGCGATCCTCGACCGCCTCAAGTCCAAGAACGGATCGGAATCCGTCTTCGACGAGATGTGCCCGCCCGGTCAACTCGCGGCTCTCGCATCCGATGGTCGCTTCATGGGTGTTGGGATCGCCGAGTTGGTTCCCGTGGTGGGGAGATCCTACCCGGTCCTCCATCGCCTCGACCCCCAATGGCTGGAGTTCAATTGGGGTGACTGTCGCTGGTACTACAACTCGCGGGCTGGTCGGATCCCAGTCAACGGGGGCGACGGTCGCTTCGTCCTCCATCTTCCGTACGGGCCTTTGCACCCCTGGCAATGGGGCCTGATTTGGGCGATTGGTCGCGCGTTCATCAACAAGGAACACGCTCTGATGACTCGCGCTGGCTTCATCGCTGGAGTCGCGAACCCCGCCAAGGTGATGCAGAGCCCGACCGGCGCGTCAGAGCAACACCGGCGCGCGATCTTCGAGCACATCGTGAACTGGGGTCCGAACACGACCCTGGAGCTTCCGGTGGGTTTCGAGATGAAGCTCATCGAAGTCGCGGGCCAAGCCTGGCAGACCTACCAGCAGGAGATCAACACCTCGGACAACGAGATGATGGTCGCCCTGGCTGGTCAGGTGGTGACCACCACTGGCGGGACCGGATTCGCAAACGCGGACGTTCACCGGCTGATCCGAGCGGACATCATCAAGTCCACGGCCGAGGATCTCGCGTACACGGTCAATACCCAGATCCTTCCGCTCTACGTCGAGCACGAGTTCGGGACAGCCCAGCTCGACGCGGGGACGATGCTGGAGTGGGACATCATGACGCCCAAGGATCTCGATGCCGAGTCCAAGGTGCTCACGAGTCTCGCCCAAGGGATCGCTGCGCTGAAGACCGTCTACGGCGACCGGCTCGACATCGAAGCCTACGCCTCGCGGTACGGCGTCCCTCTCAAGACTCTCACGCCCGATGCGCCCTCGAACGTCGGGGAAATCCCCCTGCCCGTCATCGAGAACACCTCCGTCCCCCAACTTCCCGCGGCCACCGAAGAGGGTGAACCCGAGGATCAGATGGATCAGGCAGCCCAATGAAGACCCCCAAGATGCCCCGAGTTTCCCTCGCCGAGAAGATGGACGAGGCTACGGGACCGTCGAAGCTCGCGTACGCGAACATGGGCCCTCAGGCAATGGCGCAGGCCGCGTGGGGTGCGATCTACGACCTCGTGGCCCCAGCTCCTTTCGAGCTGAGTGGGACCACCGCCGTGGTCAACATCTGCGGACCGCTCGTCGAGCATTCGGGCACGCCCTGGATGTCCTATGAGTCCATCGGGGACGACGCACGCGCGGCTTTCGAGTGTCCCGAGGCCCAGTGCGTGGTCCTCAGGATCAACTCCCGTGGTGGTGACGCGGCCGGGTGCATGGAGCTGTCCCGGCTCCTTCGGCAACTCTCAGTGGAGAGCGGGAAGCCCCTCATCACGTACGTCGATGGGATGTGCGCCAGTGCGGCGTACGCCATCGCTTCAAGCGCTCAGGAGATCATCTGCCCGCCTACGGCGACGGTGGGATCCATCGGAGTCTTCGAGCCCATCATCGATGAGACCGCGCGCGACGCGGCCATGGGGATCAAGATCACGTTCGTCGCTTCCGGCAAGCTGAAGCTTGCTGGGAACCCCCACGTCCCGACCTCAAAAGAGGCTGTCGCCAGCGTCGGTCGCTCGGTCGATGAGCTGTCAGGGTTGTTCTTCAACCTCGTGTCCGACCACCGTCCCCTGAGTCGCGCTGAGGTCGTGGCGCTGGAGGGTGAGGCGTTCATCGGCCAACAGGCGGTCGCTAATGGTCTTGTAGACCAAATACTGGTGTACGCGGACCTTCTGGCCCGCCTCGCCTCCGAAGGATCGGAAATGCCCGCACAAGCAAAGAACGACTCCAAGGCTTGGGACGCGATGAAGGAAGCCTTGATGTCCTACGCCGAGGGCGAGGACGAGGACAAGGCCCGCAAGGCGAAGAAGATGCTCAAGGCATTCGCCAGCGACGAGAAGCCCGAAGACGCCCCCGAGAAGGACGAGGCCGCGAAGGCGGAAGACGAGCCCTCGGACAAGGACAAGCCCGCAGCGGCCAAGGCCGATGCCGAGGACGGCGACAAGGACAAGAAGCCGGAAGGTTCGAAGGCCGAGGAGCCCGAGAAGGACTCGAAGGCCCAGGCGACTCTCGCGACCCTCGCCAAGCGTGTCCACGACATGGAGAGCGAGAAGCTCGCCGAGAAGCAGACCAAGGCGAAGGCCGCTCTTCTCGACACGCGACCGGACTTCAGCGCCGAGGTTCGCGCGACTCTGGAGAGCCTCCCCATCGCGACGGTCACTCAGGCGGTCAAGAACTGGAAGCGCGCTCCCGGCTTCAGCGCCAGTGCCTCGATGACCATGCCCACGGTTCAGGGCAAGGGTCAGGGCGAGTTCGTGGCACCCATCGACGGCGCCCAGCAGGACGCCATCAACCGCGCTTTCAAGCGCGGTACCCCCGTCGTCGCAGGCGACACCATCACGGGGACCGGCAATCGCGAGGCAGCGAAGGCGTACCTCGAACAACTCGACAAAGCCCGCACGGCTCAGAACGGAGTGAAGTGACATGACTGCCGCAGTCTCCGCCCGCTGGGCCCGCTACGACACGATCCGGTACAAGCAGTTCCCGATGCAGACGGGCGTCACCGCCTGGCAGGGAACCATGTGCGCCGCGGACGTGGTCAACGGTTGGGTGACCCCCGCCGTCTCGGGCAACGCGAACTTGATCAACATCGGTCAGTTCGACGAGAGCATCGCTGTCGCCGTTTCGGGGCAGTTGATCAACGTGTGTCTCGACCACGAGATCAAGGTCTCCTGGTACAACAACGCGACAGGCGGAAGCGCCGTCACAACGCTCTTCACCAACTGCTACATGCTCGACAACCAGACGGTTGCCGCATCGGGCAGCGCGGTCGCAGGGCGCGTCTGGGCAATCAGCGCAACCAAGGGCGTGGCCGTCGAAGCGACGAGCCTCTGATCTCGGGACTCCAGGTAAGGACAACAAGGAACCGCCATGGCTGACCAACTGACCCCGAGCTTCGTATTCTCGTACGAGCGCCAGATGCTGGCGATCAAGGAGGAGGAATACGCTCGGTCCCTCCTGGCGGACTCCAACTGGTGGAGCAAGGTCGTCAAGACCCGCCCCATCGAAGGAGCAACGGAGCGTCTGACCTGGTTCCTCTCGACGGCGAGCATCGAGCCGGTGGGCAAGGGCGGAAACATCCCCTTCACGCCGCTCGTCACGCAGACCACGGAACTCGTCCCGGCTCGCTACGCCTCGGCCATCTCGGTCAAGCGTGACCAGCTCCTCGACCTCCGCGGCGGTGGGCTCGACATCCTCAGCGACTGGGCCTCGCAGGTCGGAACCCAGGCGGCGTACTTCCCGCAGTTCCTGGCGGCCGAGTTCCTCATGAACGGCGCGAACACGGACGGTTCGGCCTCCGCGTACGACGGACTCCCGTACTTTTCGGACAAGACGGCGCCGCACCCCACGAACCCCTACAACACGGCGGTCGGGCTCCCGACGCAGGCCAACTGGGATGCGAACCCCGGCGCGTTCTACGCGAACTGGCTCCACTCGACGGCGGACACGACGGTCGGGTACCCCGGCGCGTGCCCCATCGACACCTCGGTGACGGTGGATGTGGCCTTCCAGAACCTGTCGAAGGTCATCGCGTACGCGCGTGGCCTCAAGATGCCGAACGGCAAGACCCCGCGCTTCCTGAGCCCGGCAGCGATCATCTGCCCGCCCGCGCTCACGACCCGCGTCTCTCAGCTCCTCGGCGCGTACAGCGTCTCGGGCAACTACATCATGCCGCAGGGTGCTGCGGGTGGTGCCGGGTCCGCGACCGTGGACGGCATGATCCGCCGCTGGGGTCTCGCAGAGCCCATCGAGGCGTCCGAGATCGGGGCCTCGACGAACTACTCGACCGAGATCCAGCTCCAGGCCACCAACGGCTCGGGCGTCACGAACTCCTTCACCGAGACCATCACCGGCTCGGACACGAGCTGGTACCTCGTGATGAAGCAGAACCAGACCTCGACCCTCGGCGGTCTGATCCACGTCCTTCGCGAGCCGTTCCGCATGAACCTCTTCACGGGTGAAGCGACGAGCGGTCCGATGCCTGCGGGCCTCGACGCGATCCTCAACCGCGCTCTCGAGCTGGAGTACATCGCACAGGGCCGTATCTCGGTTCAGCCCGGGCACCCGTACGCCATCGTGAAAATTGATCAGACCTGAGCGTTCCCGACAGATTCTCCGCCCAAACTTCCTGGGTGGTGAGAAGGCGAACCCGGTGGAATCCCCCCTCCATCGGGTTTTCGTCTTTTCAGATCGCTGGAGTGAGGCAAGCCTTTGGCGTTCCCCTACATCGATTTAGCGGGGCTCATGCGCCGCAGCATCCTGCGCCCGAGCTACTTCACGGGTACGGGTGGAGTGGAGACGGTCACGCCCGGCTTCACAGTCCAGAACATCGCGACCCACACGAGCTACATCAATTCTCGCCTCCGCAAGCGGTACGGCGGACAGCTCCCGTGGGGTCAGCAAGCGCCCTCCCTGGTCCCCGCAGGAGGTACCCCCGAGGTCCCTAGCCCGAACGTCACGCTGATGGGAAGGCCCGTTCTCGGGTCGTTCCAGACCATCATCCAGATCACGACTGCGGGTGCCCTCGGCACAGCACTCTTCCGGTGGTCGAGCGACGGCGGGATCACGTTTCCGGTGGGCCAGGAGAACGTCGCAACCGCCCTGCAGGTCCAGCTCGGGACCACGGGTATGTTCGCCAACTTCGTCGGGTCGATGGGCAACTACACGACCGCGTACTCATACGCGGCTGCGACGGCGGTCCCCGAGACCCTTCTCCGGTGGCTGACCCTCATGGTCAGTCTCGACGTGTGGAAGCGTCACGGGACGAACACGGCGGACCCTCAGTTCTCGGCCCTCGCCGATGACGTGAAGGTTGCGAAGGCTGAACTCGAAGAGGCAGCCAACTCGAACACGGGACTCTGGGATCTTCCGGTCTCCGAGGACCAGGGCAGCGCCATCGACACTGGCGGACCTTTCGGGTTCAGCGACAGTTCGCCGTACGCGTGGACAGACCGTCAGGTTGTCCTCGGTACACGTCAGGATGCCCAGGACGGCTACGGCGGGTGTGGCCCGTATGCGCCGAACAGGTCGTGGGTCCCGCCGCGGTGATGCCCCATGGCTGACAGTGGCATCGCGGCTCTCGACAGTTGGATCGCTCGGTTGAAAGTCCTCGGGGACGAGAAGACCGTGGCTTCCAAAGTCGCCACCGTGGCTGCACCCCTCGTTCAGGCTGAGCTGCAGAAGACCGCCTCTGCCGGGACCACACCGGAAGGGAAAGCCTGGAAGCCCAAGAAGGACGGAGGTCGTCCGCTCGTCAACGCGGCTGCTGCCATCTCCACAAGAGCTGCCGGGAACTTCGTAGTCACGACGCTCAGTGGGCCCACGGTCTTCCACCACAAAGGTCTCCAAGGAAAGCCAGTTCGTCAGGTGATCCCCGACACCGGAACGGTCCCTCCCGCCATCGAGGAAGCCCTGGTGAAAGCAGCCAAGCAGGTCTGGGAAGAGATCACTACGGGAGGAAACCGATGATTAATCCGATGCCTGTTATCTGCGAGTGCGTCCCGGCCAAGAAGTTCGTGGCCCCCACCGTGAAGCCACCCATCCCTGGAGACCTCGGCAAAGGTCTTCCTGGGATTGAGCACAGCCCGAAGATGATCGGGCGCCTCCGGCAGGATCGAAACGCAGTCACGGTTCAGCGCCGCAAGGAGTGGCAGGCCCGTCGCGAGGCCGAAGCGGTCAAGCGGATGGCGACTCGTCCGGCTCAGAACGTCATCACGCGGGATGCCTCGGGTATCCATACGAACGTCGCACAGACGCAGCCCCTACGCGTGTCTACACCGAAGAAGCCCTGAGCGATGGCCTTCCCCCCGCCCACAGGTGGCCCTGTAACCCGTTCGAGCCTCACCCAGCTCCAACGGGCCATGCAGACGTACTTCACCGCGTACGGCGTCAATGCGGCGATCTACGTGGGCCTCAAGTACAGGTCCCGGTGGGACGAGTCCCGCGTCGTCATCATCGATGGCGAGTTCGATGGGACCAAAGAGCCCAAGCCCATGAACGCGGGCTCATGGGGTGCCCCCTGGCAGAAACACTCGACGAACCCTCGTGAGCTGTTCTCGTGGCCCCGGCCCATCACGTTCTCCATCCTCGGGGTAGACCCGGCGAACCTCGACAGTGAGCAGGCCCAGATCGAAGCGGCCGAGCTGCTCATCGAGATGACGGCGCAGGCCCTGTGGAATGCCAACTGGACCGATCCGGTCACAGGCGTCTCGTGGCCCATCGGGCAGAACAACTGGGACTTCGCCGGGTCCAAGGCGACTTGGATGGAGCCGGGGTCCTCGACCGAGCAAGGGCACGGCAAGGAGTTCCTCATCACGGGGCTCTACAAATGCGTGCTCTACGACCAGTACATCGCGGTCCAGACGGGCACACCGGCCCTGGAGAAGGGCCCGATGCTATTCCCCGGCGAGCCTCCGTTCCTGTCGGGCGTCAATGCCGAGATCCTCTCAGCGACCGGCTCGAACGTCCTCGTAGGCAACCTCGGAGGGTTCTGCACACCCAATCTGCTGGGGCGGCACATGACCCTCTCGGGGTGCGCGGCACCAGCGAACAACGGGACCTTCCCGATCCTCGCTTTCAACAACCCGACGAGCCTCATCGTCCAAATCGCGAGCGGGGTTTTCCCCGACGCGAACTCGGGCTCCATCGACTGGCAGATCGTTCCCTAAAGCACTTGTGACCAGCACCTGACTAGAGGGCTACCCCGCATGATCCCCAGCGTTACCGTAGTCAAGAGCACCGTTGGTGGGTCGCCCGCCCTCAACAGCACTCAAGGCATCCTGGCGGTCATCGCCTCGGCCCAGACCGGGTCTTCGCTTCCTCCGACGATGCTCACGAACCAGGGTCTCACGACCTCGACGTTCGGCGCCGGGATGCTGAGCGAGTGTGCGGTCTACAACACGAACGTCTCCGGCCTCCCGTGCGTGGGCCTCGCGGTCGTCCCGACGATCCCTGGAAGCTACTACGCCGGGACCTTCGTGAAGAACGTCGGAGGGTCGTGCGTTGTCACCACCACAGGTGCCCCGTACCTTCACTACGACGTTCAGATCGTCATCATCACGGGCGGGACCATCGGCGTCGCCGGGATCACGTACACGTGGACGGTCGATGGTGGGGACACCGTCTCGGGAGTCACAGCTCTCGGTACCAATACGACCCTCACGATCCCCAACACGGGTGTTTCGTTCGGAGTCCCATCCGGGACGCTCCTCGCGGGCGACAACTGGTCGGTCTTCACCGAGCGGCCCCTGATGAACAACTCGGACCTCGCGACCTATCTGCCGGTCCTGGGGATGACCAAGCTTCCCTGGGAGGGCGTGCTTCTCGATGCCGCCTACGGCACGGGCACGGTCGCCGTCGTAGACGAGTTCCTCGGCGCACGCGAGAGCCAGGGCCAGTTCAACTTCGCCCTGCTCAACACCCGCTTCCTCCTGGAGCCTACGCCCACAGCCGAGGCACCGAGCGTCTACGCGACAGCCATCACGGCCCAGACCTCGACCGACGCGTCCAACCGCCTCTGCGTTTGCGCTGACGGTGGTCACCTCACGTCTCTCATCACAGGCTTCACCACCAAGTTCCCGACAAGTCTCGCTCTCGCGGCCCAGACGATGGCGGTCACGCCGAACATCGGAACGGACCCGGCGTTCGTCGGTCTCGGGCCCCTCGAGGGTTTCGAGATCAGCGCGAACGGGAATCCGAACGACTGGGACGAGTTCCTCTACCAGAGCTTGGACTCCCAGCGCCTCGTGACGATGCGCACGTTCGCGACGGGCGGCCCCGTGGGCGCGTTCATCACGAACGCCAACGTCCTCGTGAGCACGGGTTCGAGCATCACCTGGTTGCAGTTGCTTCGGGTTCTCAACAAAGGTTGCGGGATCGCGTGGCAGGTGCTGAACACGGTCCTTTCGAAGGGTGTCCAGGTCGTCTTCAACCAGACGCTCGGATACAACGTCATCAAAGAGACAGCGGCCCAGACGCTCGAACACTTGGTCAACGATCCGCTTCAGGGCGGGCTCTCGGGACAGGTCAGTGCCGTGAGCTTCAACGTGAACCGGAGCGACAACCTCGACGCGCCGTTCGCGCCGGTCAACTGCTCGCTCGGGATCGTCCCCGACTTCTATCTGAAAAACATCAGGGTAACCGCGGCACTCGTGAAGCAGATCTCCGCCCCGAACGGCGGGGTGTGAACGGAGAACATCGATGCCCAGCCTCGCAGTAGACGAGATCCTTCGTGTCGGGAACTTCATGTTCTCGCGGACATCGTGCCGCATCCTCCTCGGAGGGATCCCGTACACGGGAGTCCTCGACATCTCGTGGGAGGAGTCGCGTGAGGGCGAGCTTCAGTACGGCCAGCGCACGGACGGAACCCCGCTCGGGTACACGTCGGGTCTCTACACGCCGGGTGCCCTGACCTGGAAGATGTACGTGGACTCGGGTGAGATGTTCCTGCAGCAGCTCACGGTTCTCGGGTTCGGAAGCTTCGGGTCGGTCTCATTCCCGTTCATCATCGAGATCAGCGAGAGCGCCGAGAACCCCTCGATGACGTTCGCCTTCAACGGCGTGAAGATCGAGAAGCGCAAGCTCGCAGTCCCCACGGACACGTCCGGCCTCATGTACGAGTTCGAGGCGAAGTACCTCTCGGCGGGCGTCGTGGGTGCGGGCATCGGCCTCACGGGTCTCCCGACTCAGCTCGCCAACGTTGGTCAGATCACCAACGGCATCTAACTCTGGGCGAGGGCTCATCACCCTTCCGTCGTCAGAGGCGGGCTGGCGGTAGCCCAAGAGAACCCCGCCTGTTTTTCTGATCCCCTCAGAGGGATGCCACGAGACGCAAAAAGGAGAATCCGATGGATGACACGCAAAGGGAGCGGCTCGAGGAGCTGCGCAAGAAGGACATCGAACGCGAGCAACTCGCGCAAGAAGACGCCGATGCTCGCGAGCTAGAGGCCCGTGAGCTTCAGGCGAACCTCGAAGCACGCCCGTCCATGGGCGGTGTCGCGGGCGCCACGATGAAGGACGGGACGGACTTCGTCATCATCAACAACCGGCTCGGAGGGGTCTACGCACTCCGGCGTCCCGATGGTCGAGGCATCCGAGCCTGGGAGCAAGCCTCGGACAAGCAGAAACTTTCGCCCGAGTGGCAGATCGGTCTGCTCCGCAACTACATCGTGGACCCGAACCCGAACAACCCACAGAAGGGCATGCGCGGGATCGAGTGGGCTCAGCAGTGCGCTCAGTGGCCCGCGCTCCTGTGGATGACGACCAACGCCTGGATCGAGCTGATGGGCGTTGACCGGGAGCTTCTCGCAAAAAAGTAGTCGGGCAGTGGCGGGAAGCCCGACAGAGGCCGTTGCTCGCCGCAGCGGCCCTCAGGGCCTATCGCCACGTGAGCCCCCGTGAACCAGTGCCCCCACCCCCACCGAACGCCCCTGAGGGCACGTGGGACGAAGACGCGGCCTACCTCGAATGGGAGCACTGGCAGACGCTCGCTGACGTGGGCGCCCTCCTAGAGATCGAAGCGTTCTCGAACAGCCGGGGACTCGTCGAGAAGCCCATGCAGATCCACATCGTCTCGGGCGGTGGGATCCAGGTGGAGGAGTACCGTCGTGACTTCGGCGCTCAGCACCTCGAAAAGGTGGACAACGTCATCGGGGATCCTGACGTGGGGACTCCCGCCCCCAACGGCCCCGCGAATCCTAGTCCTCCCGCTGATGATGACGCGGAAGGGTGATGAGCGATGGCTGACGAGGTCGCGAAGTTCAGTATCAAGGTCGATGCGGACGCCTCTCCAGCGAAAGAGGCCGCAGCCGAGCTTGAGAAGTTCCGCTCGACCATCTCGAAAGCCCAAGGCAACCTCGAAAGCTACCGCAAGAGCCAGAGTCTCCTCAGGGGAAGCTCCGACGAGGTCAAGCAGGCCAAGAGCAAGCTCGCGGCAGCCATCGATCTCGAAAAGGGCAAGGTCTCCCAGGCGAACCTCGGGATCCTCAAGCTCGGTGGCTCGTACGACAAGCTCCAGAAAGCGGCCAAGAAGAACCGAGTCGAAACAGACGCGGCTAAGAAGACCATCACGGCCGTTGGTGGACCGGTCAAAGGGCTCTTCGAACGATTCGAGGGCCTCAAGAACCTCATGCCCGCTCTAGCGTCGGGCTGGGGACTCCTCGCGGCTGGTGTTGCCGTTGGCGTTTCGGCTCTGGCCCTCGCAGGTGCCACCGTTGCTGAACTGACCATCAAGTTCAGCGAATGGCTGCTCGTCACGGCGGACGCGAACCGGAATCTAGAGCTTCAGCGGGAAGCCTTCGCGGGTTCAGCCAAGGAGGGCACGGCCTGGGGTCACATCCTCGACTGGGCGAGTGAGAAGACCGCCCTGACGACGGCACAACTGCAGGCCCTCGTCATCGAGACGAACAAGACGTACCGCGGCTTCAGAATCTCCGGTCAGGGAATGGTGGACGCCTTCAAAGCCAGTGCTGCAGCGGCTGGTGCGGGTCGTCCTGACGTGGCGGCGTTCTTCAACGAGATCATCTCGCGCGGAAAGCTCACAGGCCGGTCATTCATTTCTGCGCCGGACATCGCCGGGTTCCGTAACGCCGG